GAGTCCGAATCATTATCGAGAGGTCCTGATGTAGGAGCCGTTACACGGGTACCTACCATCTGTTGCTTACTTGCTTGAACAGTACGCATTAACTCATCCGCGATTGATGAGGTCTTCTCCTTAAGAGAAGCAATGCTATGTTCAATTTCATCTGGGGTGTTTCCATGAACCAAGTCAACTAACTGAGGAGCAATGTTCTCGCGCTCTTCGTCTAGTCGTGCTTGACGATAACTTTGGAGTTCTTGGAACTGCCGTTCTTTGTCTAGCATTGCAAAGGCGCGTTCTCTTTCAAGACTTTCCTGCTCAAATCGAGCATTCCATTCTTGCTCCTTCTTGATGAGGAGTTCTTTGGCAGAAAGTTCGTCTTCTTCCTTAGCCTTAGCCTGTGCCAATCTATCTGCTTCTTTGGATGCTTCGAATGCTGCTTTACGTGCAGCCTCTTCATCACGGTCACGCTTAAAAGTTTCTACTTCACTCTTGAGTTTTTCCATTTGTGAGTACAACTTCGACTTCTCTTGCTCTCGTGCTTTAGCAAGGTCGTCAGCCGTGAATGCTGCCAAGTTAGCCTCCGCCTGTTGAGATCCTGTTGGTACTGCCAATAGTTCTGTCAGTACAGAATCTGGTCCATTATTCTCTGTGTCCATTGTGGGTCACCTATTTTTCTTGTCTAGTTGTCCGAATGCCTTGCGGCGTAGCACTTGATATCTTATGAGACAATTGCATTACATAATAAAGCGTTTGTCTCGGTATATTCCGATTTATTTATCGGAAAGTTATTCGTCTCTATCGACGTTGCGGCGTTGAGGTGCCTTAGTTCCATAAGCCTCTGTTACCAGTTGCTCGCGGATACCCCTCTCAGTCTGATCCTCAATGGCCTGTCCCTGCAATTGTGCTGGATCATTGACGCTCTGAGGAGTCTCAGGGCCAACAATTCCATCACCCATAATGTCACCATCACCGAGTTCGGTAGGCTGCATAGGGATTGCGGAAGTACCATCTGGACCAGGCATCATGCCTGTCATATCCATGATTTCTTTTTGGATTTGAATCTTGAGAAGTTGAAGGGCTCCATCTGCCTTAGCATCATCCTTAAGTTCTTCTCGGATTTCACGCAACTTATCGGCTGGAAATTCCTCGCCAAGAGCACGCAGTGCACCTTCTTTGGACTCAAGTCCTGCTGCCATTTTTGCTTGAATCTCATTGAGGATAATCAATTTATCAAGAGGCAATGGGGATGGAAAGACTACGTAGTTCTGATAAGTAATTGGGTCATTAGGATCAAGTTGAGGAAGTTGATCTGGCTTTAGTTCCCCATCTACTGCTGGGTTATAAAGGAATGTCTCTGGCTCTTTTAAGGCCAGGGTACGAAGGGCTAGTTCGTTGATGCGTTCGATGCCCTTTCCGTATTGAACCTTCTTCTGTTCATAACGGTTCATAAGAGGCTGATACATGATGGATAGTGCTACACCTGATGTATTAGAGATAGGTTGAACTTGTCCGAGAGCAGTTTCTGGGATATTCATGATCTCATGCATTGAGCGTTTTAGTAGTTCTAGATACTTAAGAGCGCCATCGATACCCTCTGCACCACCAGCAAGGTTAAATACTTGAGCATCTTTTGGAAGACCGCCCCATACCTTACTAGCACCCTTTTCAAGGTTAGAGGCTTTAGCACCGATGATGACGGTAACTGGAGCAGCATGGTAGTTAATGATGTCCGCAACGTCTGTAGAAATTTCATTGTAGGTACGATTGATGGTAACGATGTCCTGACAGTCTGAGAGACCCCAAGGAGAACCAGTAACGGGCATATTAGGTATATGCACGACAGGAATAAGCCCAATTGGATTGGGACGAGAATCAATGAGTTCGTCATTAACGTACTCTTCGATCATGTCATCAGTCAGGATCTCGGTGTAGGTAAATACCTGACGAGTACCCTCTAAGGATGTTCCCCAGAAACGATACTTCTGCTTAAAACGAAGAAGACGAGTTCTATCGTGGGGATGAAATTCAGGGAATGCAAAGGCAGAGTTCATAGGTAGAAGACGAACACGCCCTGGATGAAGGTGTCCAGCAGAGTCTTGCCATGCTTCTTCATAGGCTATCTTTACAAAGCAATCTCCAGTAACTCCGCCTTGCTGTGCCATCTCTAGGAGGACACGCATCTTGTCGTTATCTACTTCCCATACACGCTCAAGGCGGTCTGGAATGATTGCTTCTGTTGACTTAGGTGATCTAAAAGTAATTCCCTTAGCAAATGTAAACCTGGCTAGGTAGTCTGTAAATGCTCGGTAATAGTTAATTGTCATCTGTGCTTCGCCAGTTTCTTTGCGATAGCCCCATTGATGACCAAGATACATTGCAAAATTCAGTGAATAACGGTTTAGCCGAGGACCGTGAACTACACTATTCGAATTCCTCATCTGCTAATTCAACTAACCCCAATGGGGAGATAGAAATTGTTAAATCAGAAGAAGCCGCTCTATAAGAAGGCGGAGAAAAATCTAGGAAACTCATGGCATCACCTCCTTAAGGTCAGTGAGGTTACGAACCTCAATGGCGATTACTTCTTTCATATCATCAGTAAAAGGCCATGTAGCGTTCTTACGAACATTGCAGGCTGGTCGAAGATTTTTGACCGAATGCGAGCCGCCCTTTGCAAGAGGTTGTACATGATCCCAAACCACTTTAGTTAACTTTACTTTGCATATCCAACACTGGTTGTTAAACTCTAAAAGAATGTTGTTATAGTCTTCTTTAGTTACTTTAGTAACTTCTGTATTAGCCTTTTGAGCACGACGTTCACGCTCTTTTTTAGCCACTAAATCACGACGATACTTAAGAAACTCAGGGTCTGTAGCAAGGCGTTCTTTAACCTTTTCGTATCTACGCTCTTTGTTGTTTTGATGCCATTTTTTCTGAGTTTCTTTGCTCCATTCAGGATGTTCAAGGTGATACTGTTTTGTTTTTTTGCATTTCTTTTGTGGATCTTTTGCGTACTTTTCACGTAAGCGAGCGTTATTGCACTCACGACAGTACGTTTCAACACCATCATGTCTAGCCTTATTTTTTTGAAATTCTGACAAAGGCTTTTCAATGACGTATTTAGAGCAAGTTTTTACTCCTACTAATGCATCAAAAATCACTTCTTATCCTTTTTCTTCTCGCCCTTTTTTCCACCTTTTGCTTCAAGGTGCTTCTTCTTTGCGCTTTCATATTTCTTTACTGCTATTTTCATTTTACGATCACTTTCGTACGTCTCAATAAATTGACCACCAAGTTGTTCGTAGCGTGAATGCACCCAGTGACTTGCACCTGGATTAGGATAAGTCGCATACTTCGCCTTTGCCTGTGCGACTACCATCGCATAGAGGTTGGGGTTAGCAGGCTTTTGCATTTATCCTCCGTGAATGAACCGATAGCCCCCACACTAATGTGAGGGCATATCTGTGTCTGTTTAAACTAGTCGTTTACTACAGTTGCAGACTGACGCTCTTGACGTCCACCTGAACGAACTACAGTTTCGATTGTTGCTGCTGAGTAGTCTCCAACAGTTCCGTGAGCAAACTCACCGAGGTATGTTGGTGCTTCAACCCAAGATGCTGAACCGACATGGGCACGCTCTTGAAGGGTTTCTGCAGCAGACTTCTCCCAGACAGGAGCATTGCGGTTTGGGCGTCCTGGCATAGTTGCCTGTCCTGACATCATTCCCTTTTGAAAATCATTTGGAACGTCAGTATCTGTAGCAATACCCTCTTCGAAACGAAGTGGACCACGACGGGTAGCATTATCTGCACCCTTTAGTTCGTAGTTCTGGGGGGCACGCTCTGGGAAACGCGGTGCTGGTGAAATTGTCATTGTTACTCCTTAAGGATGTATTGGCAAAGGCCTTTTGCTTAGTACATAGTTTCCACCCTTTTGAAGTCTCAATGTTGTTCAACTAGTAAAAAGGATTAGAACTGATGGATATTTCAGGCATGACTAAATCTTGGGTAAGGGAACAGGCGATCGATAAGGAGTCGACGAAGTCATCATGGGCGTAGTTCTCATCAGGAGCAGCAACCATGAAGTTGGGTCCTTTAAAGGTGATTTCGGCATCTGTCATCTGCTGATAGAAGCGCTTCCATGTACGAAGGCGCGTAGTTTTAGCGTGGGCAGGCCAAGTTATGAGTTCTCGTTGGATTAGCGCCTGCAAGTGTTTCCATCGCTTGGACTGCTCGGATGGGCTAGAGGTTAGGGGGAAGACATCGGCACGAGGCATAAGGAGTTTAAGCCTTTGTGCTACGGCATCTCCCACACCATTGCCATCCACGCCAATAGCAAGGACATCATAATTTTGTAAGAAGTTGACTATTTGAAAATACTGCTCTTCCCAGTCATCTCCTTGAATCTCTAGCCAATTAAGGATTCGATGCTCATAGTAGCCAAACTCATCAGGACGATCCCAATCAACCCATACAACAGTAACGACCGTCGAGTCAGTCTTGCGAGCAGGGTCGATCCCCACAACGACTGGGGTTTTATGCCATGCCTTGACCAGTTCTGCAGATTTATCGCCCAAACGGTCCATAGTGTTTGAAGTAATAAACATTCCTCTTTCAAGTAACCACTTACAAGAGTACGACATCTGGAACTCATCGGAGTCCTCCCCAATACGAAGCATCTCCTTTCGGATGAACTTCTCGTAATTAGCCTGAATCTTGGCAACATCTTTCCAATCCCATTGAAAATGGTTTTGACGTGAGGTCTTACTAATCTGTCTACGTCGATTTAGTTGGATAGATCTATAAAAGTTGTTTTTGGAAGTTGTAGGGGTGCCTGTCTTTACCATAGTTCCCGCGTAGTAAGCGAGCATTGGGGAGATTGATTTAGAGACCACAAAGTCATCTGCCTCTTGACACTCATCGATAACGACCAGATGGAATGACTTAGACTCAATTTTTGCACGGGGGTTTGCTGTCATCATAGTAATGGTAGATCCCGAATTCTTTAATCTTATTTGTCGGGTTACTCCACCTACACGGGCAGCACTATCGTCGATCTCGGGATCTCCCAGGATCTCAAGGGCACGCTCTGAGGTAAGTCGCGTAACAGTACGACCAAAAAGTGTTTCTGCCTGACCCTCTGTAGGGGCAAACAACCCAACCCAAATACCATCTTTAAATTTACCCAATAGATCTGGATACAACTTAGCCAGTCTAGGAAGAAGAATCATAAGAGTTGCTACTGTGTCTGCTACAGTTTCTGACTTTCCTGACTGACGTGCTGCTAAGGCTGTTATTTCTTCGCCATCACTGATGATTACAGATTCAATTATGCGTCTTGCCAATGGCTTCTGGTATGGATGCAGATCATGCCCCACAAGTACCTTAAGGAAGTCCATGATCTTTTCAACAAGTTTGTTGACAAACTCTTGAGAGAGTTCATCCATAGGCTCTTCAGTATCGTCAACAAGGGGAGTCTCACCCTCATTAAGGTAAAACTCGGGATTTATCTCTTCAAATTTTTCAGAGTCAAAGGTGTCCATAATTAGAGTGCATTCTTAGAGCGGTGTTTTAACTCTTTAGCGATTGCATAGAAAGCCTCAGCACCCATAACTACCTCTTCAAGATCATCGGTGTTATTCGGATTCCGTTGCCAGTTTGTAAAATGACGTCCAATCGAGGTCATCGAGTGTTCCATCCATAGCGTTAATTCTGGCGTTGAGATCTTCGAAACTCTCTTCTCCACTTTCGTCTGCTGGGGGAGGTGTCCATCCTGCTTCTTCCGTAAAATCATCATATGTCACTATCCTTAGTCCCGTTAGTTCATCGACTTTAGTTTCATCTGTATGACCAGTCCATTTGCCAAAGACTAGTGCCTTATACCTAGGAAGTCGGAATACTAAAGGCGTTGATACCCTAAATGGGTCATCGCTTTCTTGAGTCCATCCTCTTGTAATGAACTTACCAGCCCATTCATAAGGAAACTTGGTGAACTGTACGAAGTATTTTGATCCGATGTTTATAAGCCGATTCTTACGCATTTATTTCCTTTTGGTATTTAGGGGTTTTATCTTTGAGCCTTTATAGTGAATCTGAGACGAACGCGACATCTTATAGAACGCCTTACGAGCAGTAGCAGAGATCTGAGATACATCCGCCAATCCTCGAGGTTTGAAGTCTAGGTACTTATAGATGTACTTTCCTTTTGAAACACGGGCTTTGAAGGCGGCCCATTCAGATGGACTGACCTCATAATAGTTATAGAAGGTTCCATCTCTAAATACTACCGTAACCTTTTCCTCTTCCTCATCATACCCTGCAGCCACTGTACGGGGGCGTTCAGGGTTGGTGGTTGAGGTTGGTACTACGGTCAATGGTGCGGGGGTTTCATCCTCGTCCATCTGTGCTCCAAGAGCACCAGGAATAGCAGGGTTATTTTCACCCTCTGTAACATCTTCCCATTGGCGTTGATAAGAGAGGTTGGTAGGCATTCCTGCCATATTGTTGTATTCTTTTTGACCCTCGTAGTGCTTCATCGTGTCTTCAAGATTAATGATTTCCTTGTACTCACCGAACTCTGCGGTCTGAGCCATCGTAGGAAGTACGGAGTAGGGATTTTCTACCCCAGTAATTTTTGATATTCCCGCAGATTGACGGGGACCAAATCCATAGAATGCACCAAGTTGTTCTTGAGCAGACGGTAGTGACATGCGGGGTTTCCGCATGCCACTTCCACCTGTAGGACGTTTAGAGGCCATCTAGTATTAGGCGAATGGCGTAATCGTGACAGCAGTACCTGGAACGATTGTCGCAGCATTAGCGGCAACGCTCTGTGTCTTAACTGTTCCTGATGTTCCAGCAACTGTTCCAGCAGCCAAGCCTGAAAGAGCAAGGGCAGTGGTTCCAGCAGATACGAAGGAAACAGTATTCGTAGCGTTGGCTGTAACTGTCCATACACCGTTAAGTTCAGCGCCTGTGTTAGCAAGTGCTGCGACTGTGATGCTTGTTCCGACTGGGAAGGCGGCTCCAGCACCAGCAGCAGTAAGCGTTGCTGTAGGAAGGTTGACTGTACGTGATGCGGCTGTTACTGCAATTGGGGTATTGGTAGCGCCACCTGCTGTTGTAACAACTAGGGATACATCAGCAAGAGCATCAGCAGCAAGTGCAGACGTCGAACCAAGAACACTAGGAACGAGGATATAATCGGTATAACCGATAACATCTGCACCTGTTGTGTTAGGCGTAAAGAGAGGGTAACCACTCCAGCCTGATTCGGTATTGATGTGGTTGTCTAGTGTGATGTCTAGACGGTTGGCGGAATTTCGTTGGTCATTTGGTTGTACAGGAAGATTTCCCCATACAAAATCTACAACTACTTGACCCGAAGAATCAAGGAGATGTCCGTTGTTATTTGTAGCCATTTTTAGTTCCTTTCGCAATCATGATTGGTTAATTCAGCCTCAAGAAGTATCTCTTCGCAGTCGCGACATCTGAAGAAACGTACATCATCTAATGCTACATGTAAGGAATCCGAGTGCTGGTCTACATGTTCCATCTTAGGTTGGGCTAAAACTTCAGGTGGAAATGGTCCTCTAGGGCTGTGCGCTACTGATGGTACAGCATGTCCCTGTATCGCGAACTTGCGAATGATGGTCATTTTTATTTGTCCTGTTTAGAAGCAGCCCTCTTTTTAATCTCTGTCTTTGGGGCGACTTCTTCTGGGGAAGATACCTCTACCTCATGTTCGGCACGAAGAGCATCTAATGCTGAGGTTTTTTCAGATTCAAAGGATTCAGCAGTACGAAGCATACCTGCTTGTTTTCTAGCGTTTAAAAATGAAGGTAGGTGTGCCTCGCAGTATGGGATTCCTCTAGTAGAGGAAATATCGTAAATAAACATAGCAGTTGTATTGCAGTTTGCACATTTCATGGGTGTTGCTCCAGTCCAAGGTTTACGTCATAGCCACCAGTCATTGGGCCTGGACGTGAGGGGTCAGGCATAACTCTATCGAGATCTGCTCGTTGTTCAGGTGAAACATCTGGATGACCTGCTAAGGCCTGTGTACGACTCCAGAACTCGGGTGGATACATACCAAAATTACGAAGTATCTGACCGTGTGTTTTTAAAGCGGGTTGCTGGGCTGACTTGATTGCAAAATCAAGCATATTTTGATCTTGAGTAGTTAGCGGGGGAGTTTTGGTGTTATAACCAGCGTAAAAGTCCTGGTAAGACTTATCGTCCTTGTTTACTTGTCCAGCCATAACTACTTCTTTTTTGGCTTAGTACCAA